ATGGATCTCGCAAATACACACTCGGAAGAGTTCTATATTATGCAGAATTTCACTGGCTATAGCGCGGTGAATATGAGCTGCGCCCGAGAGAAGTCGCACAAAATTTGGCTGTGGGTATTCTTGTCAAAGACAAGTGCCATAAAAGTCGGCCAAAGTCCCTCACTGGCTGACATCGCCAACGACGAAGCTTCAACCTATCGAAGCATTTTGCAGAAAGATGACGCAGCTGAACTGCATAAGGCTATAGGCTTGGCGGCACACGGAGTTGGCATCGGCTCATTTGTTTACCTACGTCGCATATTTGAACGTCTCATCTACAGCCGCTTTGAAGCCTTTAAGGAAGAGGAGGGCTGGCAAGAAGATGACTTTAAACATCTTAAAATGGATGAGAAAGTTTGCTTCCTTCAAGGTCACATACCCGACTTCCTGTTCGAAAACAGGCGGCTTTATTCGATCCTCAGCAAGGGCATACATGAGCTGTCCGAGGACAGGTGCTTACAAGCCTTTGAACCTATCAAACTGTCGATAAAGATAATCCTTGAGGAAGACAAAAAGAAAAAGGAAGAGCTTGAGTTGCGTAAAAAAGCGGCTGCAGTGATTTCCAGCTTTGATCTGTAGTGAAAGGGCTGCTTGTCCCGAAAACCTCCATGCGCCGAAGAACGCTCTTCGGCACATCGTACATGCAGCCAAAAACTAAACCCAATCGTCGCCAGCTTTGACCTTTTCAACCCTGCTGATCGTCACAACCGTTCGCTCCTCGACCACGCGCTCGCCTCCACAGGTTTGGCATCGCCGCACCGTGGTCACACCGTCATAAATACTGCGGCGATCCTCGACACCGGAACCGTTGCACTTAGGGCAAACTATGATCCGGTAGTTTCTGGAAAACGGGGCGGCGTCACTCATGTTTTATTGCTCCGCGACACTTTCTTTGGGTAATTTAGTCTGCCCGAGCACCAGCCAGGGCAGACAAGTTGAATTCAATTCTATTGACGGGTCACAGCCTCAAGCTTGGTGCTTGCTGCGCCAGCCGCATAGGCGGCTTCCAAAGCGGCTTTGATGTTCCACACCGCGTGTTCCTTGAAGTCCAAACGGTCTGACCTTTGCTCTTCCAACGTTTCAAGGCGCAGGTGTTTCTCTGCAATTTCAGCTATCAACTGTTCCATTTTTCTTCTCCAATTTTTGTGCACCAGAGATAGGCGGACACCGGCCTCTTTGAAGTCCTCCAGGATTGCTATTTCATGTGCATTTCGAGAATGAAATTGCTCACCAACAACTCCCCCCGCGCGCCCCGTGCTTCTCCAGCCTTGGTAACAGAATAGGTCGTTGAAACCGGCGTCAGCTCAAACGCACCAAAGGTCTCGCGGATTTCGGGAACGTCATTAATCGACATGAGGAAACGCCCTTGATGCCTTTGAGCTGTTGGGCCATGCGGACGAACTCATTTCGGTCGAACATGTCTTTGCCGTAGTCATCTTCACAACCCCAATAAGGCGGGTCCAGATAGAACAGTGTGTCCGGGCCATCGTAGCGGGCTATGAATTCACAATAGTCGAGACATTCGATCACTACACCAGACAGACGGGCATGCAGGTCCTCAAGCATTGGCTCAAGCGTCACCAAATTAAAGCGCCCAGGCCGGTCCTTGCTGACCCCAAAGTGTTTCCCGGAAACTTTCCCGCCAAAGGCTGTGCGTTGCATGTAAAGAAACCGGGCCGCGCGTTCGATGTCGGTGAGCGTGGCCGGATCTGTGTCCGCCAAGCGGTTGAATTCAGCCCGCGTGGTGATCTGAAACCGCAAGAGCTGTAGGAATTGCGGATAAAGGCGCTGCAATATCCGAAACAGGTTACTGACTTCTTGGCTGTAGTCGTTGATCACTTCGGCGCGCGGGCGCATTTTACGGCGAAGGAAAATCCCGCCCATGCCCACAAATGGCTCGGCATACGTCTTGTGCTCGATGCCATCCAGAATTGCCGTGATGCGTTTGGCCAGATTGCGTTTCCCACCAAGGTAAGGCGCGACCGGCAATACCGGGTCCACCGGCGTCAAGTTTTCGCTTTCAATCATCGTCATTTTCGTGTCTTTGGACCGCACCCTGATCAGGGTGGGAGCGGCCATAAGGCTTCTTTGGTCGGCGGGGTTGATTGTGAGATTTTGGCCCCGTGTTGCAGGGCGTTACAGCGCCCTGTGACCTCCCCTTCTGGGGATCAAGTTTGAGGTAAGCCGACCACTGATCCTAGCGCGGAGGCTTTCCCCCTTCTCATCAAGTCGATGTCTCATGCGGACAAACTGGCCCTTCCCCGCCATTCCTGACTATGCGTGATTCAAACATCGTCATTTTTGGCGGGAACGGAGGCGGACACGGGTCCGGCCACCTCAGTTAATGCGGACATGACGGCCAGGCGTTCAAGACGGTCCATCTTGGCGAATTTACTAGCCCATCGCTGGCGTTTTCGCTTGATGCGTTCACGCTGGCGATAGTCATCCCCGAGGTAGCGATAATCGTGCAAAGCACTTGGCTCTGGGAAGTTCAGCCAAAGGCTTTCTGCGGCCATCCCTTGGCGTGTGTTGGCCATGTAATCAATGCGCCGCCACCCGGCCAAAGCCTCGTCAAAAAGACCCGAGCGATAGCCGGAAATCATCACCATGCAGCGCGCGGATATGAGGATTTCCAAGAGCCGGATATGGTCATCATCTGTCAGCTCAAAATCATATAGATCGCCCCCCTTGCGGGTCTCCATAACATAGGGCGGATCGGCATAAATCAGGGTATCGGGCTGGTCGATCAATCGCGCCTTGGAAACCAGCGTTTCCAGCGTCGGCAAAAGGTCCAGGGCAGAGCCTTCAAACAGGTTCAAATCAAGGTGCGCATGGGGCCATTCCGCCAGGCAAAGACTATGCGCCTTGTTGCTGGGGTCTATGCCAATGTTTCGCTCGGCCATTGCCTTGCGCCGCAACACTGCGCCAGAGCCTAAAAACGCCTCAATATAGGTTCTGTGAGGCGGCATCTGATTGATGATGCGCTGGAAGATGCCCGCCCCGTTTTTGCCCCCCGGATAGGTCATGACACTGCACCCGAGCTGGCATCGTCAAAAGGGAAGTTGGCGGAATCGGCCATCGTCATTTCCGGCGTTTCCGGCCGACGGCCCAAATGGTGAAAAGACGCAAGCGCCTGGCCTGATAGGCCAGGCGTGCGCGCAGCTCCGGGGCCTGCTCACTCAGCGCCGCTTCAAACCACTGGCTGTCCGCAAAGGCCCGGCGATACCCGCACTCAATAAGATAGTCGTGGATGCAGGCCGCTTTCAGAAAATAGGGATCATCCGGCGAAAACAGCCACCCCAATTGGCGCGGGACAGAGCTTTCAAATTCGCGGCCAGCGGGTACCAGTAGCTCCCACCCGCTATCCTTCTTTCCGATCTGCCAAGGCACGGGCTGCGCGGTCACATAACCACGCGCGCCGCCCTTTTTGCACCATGACAGATCAGGCATTCTTGCCCCCTTAGAAACTGGCGGCGACTTGCGCCGCTTCGGCAGGGATTTCAGGCCAGGCGGCATCATCCAGAAAATCAGTCCCGGCATCCTCAATCAGGGCAGTGTTGGCCGCGCGCATGGCTTGAACCCAGCCAAGTGCGGCTGTGGCTCCAGCCAAGATTGCAACTTCCGCATCGGTACGATTGGACGCGGTCTTGGCACCAATTACGCCCACGGCCAGCCCCATATTGGTTTGAGCCTCAGCCGACGCATGCGCGTAAATCCGGCGGCGACATTCCTCGCTGACCAAACGCTTACGCTCGGCTTTCAGAACCACGGCGATTTCATCTTCTGAAACGCCATTTGCACGCGCCGCCTCAACAGTGGCGTTGCGCAAGATCGCGCCATTGGGCTTCTTAAAATCAAACATTGGTTTCTCCGGTTTTAGAGGGTGGTGTTTGCGGCCAGAAGGCGACCAACGGTTGCCGGGTCTGTGCCTGCCGCGTAGCCGTCAACCCAAAGACCAGCCATTTCAGCCGGGACGGTTACGGCGTTCAGCCAGAAGGCATAAAGCGCGTTGCCGCTGAGGAAGGCGTGGTTTGCACCGGCAGGCACTTCCATTTCGCAGTTGAACAAATCAACAAACAAATTGGTGCGGCCATAGAACATGCCGCGCGGCGTGACATGAGCCGAGACTTGCGTTGTGGCCAGGCGCAGATCGCGGCACAGAATTGTGCAATTGCGCCCGGTCGACGTGATGGCAGGCGCGCGGGTGTCAATCGCGTCGATTTCTGGTGCCCAGGACAAGCGGCGCTTCACGCCGATTTCAGAGGATGCCAAAGTCAAAGATGCGGCAGGCACTGCGACATAGCTGTCAACCACCAGGTCAGTCTTGAGAGACACATAGTAATCGCCGCCGGGGATCATGAACTTTGCCGCCCCATCCAGAGACCGAACCGGGCTTTCTTCGGTCCCAAGACCGTCAACGTCATCACCAGTGGCCGCGTCCACAAACACCTTCCGGCCCATGGCCCCGCTCAAGCTAGGAAGGATGGCTTGCAAGCGCGCGTCAATCTGGGGGATTTTACTTGCAATATCGTCATGCAACGCGCCCAACGCCGCCAGCATTTCTGTGTTTTCTTTCGACATGTTTACGCTCCGGGATAGCGGCCATGTTCCTTGCGGAACTCTTCGACCAGGTGGAATTGTTGACGGGTGATTTTGGCTTGGTTGGCGATGACCAGCGCGAACTCGCGATCAAAGATCACGTTCACATCCGGGCCGGTCGCAACCACATTGACGGAATTGTCGGGCAAGCCTGAAAGCGCCAGCGTGAACGCCACCACAACCTCCCCGGCTGCCGTCTTGAACATGAGCGGCGTGGCCTCATCCGACCAGATGGCCAGATGTGTGCCATCATCCAAGACAAAGCTGACTTCGCGCACCCAAAACTCCGGCGATGCTTGCAGATGGCCTTGCACCGTGATCGTCGCTGGCCCGGTGCGTTCGCCGCCGCCAACGGCAACCCGCAAGCGCTCATTGCGCAGCCCATCAGCCCCCGTTCCAGGCTCGTATCCAGCACCACCCCCGTCGCCAAAGGCCATATGGGTTATGTTGCCTTCCAGCCCCTGAGAACTTGCAGAGAGAATGGCGTTAAGCCCTGCATCCGTGATTACCGGTTGGATAAAATGTGACATGTGTCCTCACGCTGCCTTTGCCGTAATTCTGTGGATTTCGATCACCTGCACCGCCGAAGTGGCACCCAGCCCGGATTTGAACTCGGTGGGGCGTTTTGCGCCCCCTTTCGCGCGCGTGACGCCCAGCGTTGTCGCCGCTGTGACCAGGCGCAAAGGCGTTGCAAAGGCGGATGGCCGCTTGGCCTGACCACGTCCGCGCGCCACTTGCAGCGCTTGCGCCGCCGCTGTGACACCGATGCCGCCGGTTATATTCACGCCAACGCGGACGCTGCTTTCCTGCGACCAACGCTTGGTCACGTCGATCATGCGCCGCGCCGCGCTCAAGGTGCGTGGGCCAAGCACCGCGTTTTCGTCAAACTGCGCCTCTCCCACCAAAAAGGTGATTTCGTGGGTATTCGGCACGCCCATGGGCTGCATGTCATGCCACTGAGTGATGCGCATCTGCATGCCCAATAGGCGCAGCCCCAAACGCACACCGGCTGTGTATCCCTGCAAGGATTTGAGCCGCCAAATCTCGCTCAGAATGCGGCGCTGAACATGTTCCGGGAAATTCGGATCAACGAATTCCTGCGCCGAAAACGCGCGGACCAGGTACGGCAAGGCACGGGCGTCAGCGGTCATGGGGTCAACCAGGCTCAGCTTGGTCAAATCCAGCTCGGCCAACGTCTCACCAAAGGCCTGCACCAGGGCGCGCTGGCGCTCATCATTGATACCAGGGGGGACCAGAGAAAGCGGGATCAGCGACTTAGACATTTGGAGCCTCAACCACTGACACGTTGAAATTCCCGATCACCGCGAAATGCGTCGATGGGAGATCTGTGAATTCGAAGTCAGGGCCATCCACCCCGACCACACCCGCCATGGCGCGCGCCGCTTCAATCAAAGCAGACGGGGAGACCTGGGACCCCAAAACCTGCCCCCATTCGTCAAACTTCGCCCGCAAACGCTGCTCTTTTTCAGCCTCAACAGAGGCGAGATAACCAGGAGCCACGCGGATCGTCATGTTCACATCAAAGACCTGCGAAACCGCCTCATGAATGGTCACATAATCCCCCATCGGGATCATGGTTTCCGGGTCCAGATAGGCAAGGATCGCATCCGCAATCGCCTGTGGCGCTGCCCCTGAATTCATGAGGGGATAAATGTGAATATGACCTGGCTGCGGGCGTGTCACTTCAACGTCAACAATGTCGGGATGCACGGCCTTGACCAGGACACGATAGGCCTGCTGTGAGCCGCCTCGCGTGACCAGCTCAAAGGCATTCAGAACCCGTGCGCGAAACGCCCCGTCCCGTTCTCGCTCCGAGCCGCCCGCCGTGATCTGCGTATTCGACACGCTCTCAACATAGGCAATCGGGTCAAGCAAATCGTCAACCTGGCCGATCTGTAAATCATTGAAGGCAACACCCGCACCGACCGCGGTTACGGCGACCGGCGCGGCGACTTCCCCAGCCGGAATGACCAATTCGGCATCCGTGCGAAACACCAGCTCAGGACCTGCCGAAATCCGCGTTCCTTTCGGAACAATCACCGCCTGATGATGCGCCTCTGCCAGAGAGAACATGACCTCAGAGCGCGCGAACTGCGCCAGTAGGCGATAGGTGTCAACATTGGCCCCGATACGATCCAGATGCTCACCTTCGGCGAAGATAGCCAGGTTCTGCAAAAGGCCGGTCTGGATCGCCTCACCAACATTCGCCAGCGCGTAGGTCATCAAATCAATGACAAAGCTTTCCGTTTGCGACGGATACATTTTGCGCCCAGAAATCGCCTCGAATTTGGCGATCAATTGCGCCTTGATGGCAACGGGATCACGCTGACCAAAATTGGGAACCGGCAGGGCGCGCAATTGCTCTAAAGTGAGAGTGGTCGGCATGAAGCTCATGAGGCCAAACGCTCCTCACCCGCCACCAATGGCACGGTCAAAATTTGCTGATCATCCAGGACACCGGCAACGGGTTGCCAATGAACCTCCGCCACCAAACGCGCATATTCGGCCTCATAAACCCGCACGACAGAAACTGTGACGCGCGGCTCCCACATGGCAATTGCATCCCAAATCGCCCGTTGAATTTGCGGGATGGCAATATTCGGATGACGGTCAATATAGGGCTGCAAATCGCACCCTTTGAGCGGCTCGGTTGGCACCGAACCAAGCGGGGTCAAGATAAGGTTTGTGATGCTTTGGGTCAGATCATCCAACCCAGCGACAATTTCACCCCAAAACGCTGGCCGCTCACCCGTTTGCGGATCAGCGCGCCCAACCTTGAGCGACCAGTGCTTAAAAGGAATGTCGTATTTGTCCTGCATACAAAGGTGATAGGCAGGCAGGCCCAACAAAAAAGGCGGACACATGTCCGCTCTAGATCGCTGAAAAATCAGCCGACGGCTAAGGGTTGGTTTGTTACAGGCGAAGATCCTAGTTGCAGCGTCACCAAGGGTTTCCACAAAAGAAACTTTGTTTACATTTATTGGTATACGAGACGGCGTGGTCCCATGTTTTTACACAAATAGGTCGCCAAATGCCCAAATGATTGTACCAACTGCTGCGACCTCAATTTGAGAAAACCCCAACGAGTGAGTGACTTCTCTGAGATCGGCAGTTAATTTAGGACCTTCAGTGACTGCGATGTACTCACTCGCTACAATGCTGAGTAAATGTTTCTGCGGCACATTAGGATTTTGGCGAGCCAAGTGATTAAGTCTGGTGCTCCAGTCTCCGTCTTTGCCTATGGAAGATTGCTTCTGCATGTTTTTGACATAAACCTCGGTGACTTCGAGAGCTTTCCCATAGTGAAGCCACAACCACAACAGGGCTAACGCAAGCAATGCAATCACCGCACCAGATCGTCTAAAATAGTCGTTTCCAAACACACATTCTGCCCAGTGGCCTAAAATTAGAACTTCAGCGCACAAGAAGTACAAAAACGGACGTTTTGACAAAGTTAGAATGAACCGACGAAATGGAAATTTCTGGTTCGAAAAAAGTGGCCGCCTCAATACACACCTCATTTTTTTCAAGATTTTAGTTAATTGAAACAGCGGCGTAAACCGGTCAAAGCGAACTTGAACTGATTCTGCGCGAAAGCCTAGTTCCTAATAACCAACTACTATATGCAGAAATTCACACATTGCTCACTCATGTCGGCTCACCAGTCAATGAGCTTCCTGACATGACATCTTCGTGCTTGTGATCATGACCGATATTGACGTCTTTGTTTGTCAGCACATCCGCATCAATTTTGACAGCATCCGCTTTCAGCGTGATTGTCTCAGCGTCCAAAACCAGCGCCCCGGACGTCTTGACCGAAACCGGCCCATTGGTCTCAACCGTCACTGCGCCGGTGGCCTTATTGACATGGACAGCCCCGCCGTCCCAAACCAGCCCAATATCGTCATTTGAGCCAAAAGGCGGTTTTCTCTGGTCATTGTATCGAGACCCGATCAAACACCCGGCCTCACCTCTGGCGTCCAGGGCGCACCACACCTCATCCCCCACATTGGGCATCATAAATGTCGCGGTTTCTCCGCCCGATCTGGCCAAAACATCAATCCAATGAGAAACCACCTCGTCCTCATCTTCGAATTGAACCCGCACCCGCTTTTTAACGGGGTCTCGCCGCACCACAATGCCGCGCTTGTTAGTGTTATTGGCCTCATATTCACGCGCGCGCATCGACCAGCTCCAAAGAAACTTCATGACCGTCACGCGACAGAGTGTGGGTTGAGCTGTCAATCAGCCGCTTGCCGTCGTAGCGCCCAAAGCCAGTCAGATTGACCGTATTGCCCGCAACCGCCAGAGCGTTTCCGACCAGGTCACAAGAGCCGGAAAACTTGCCACGATTGGCGCGATGCAGCTCCGATTTCACCCGCGCTTCGGCTTGAGCCAGGCTCTCCAACCGCTCGCCGGAAATCTTGAGCACATCGCCGGTGGTGATCTTCGGGTCTACCTCTTCATACCGGGTCAGCTTGCCCTTGTTTTGGTCAAGGTATTTTGCTTCGCCCTTGGAATAGGTGCCGGTACTTTCAAAGAAGAAATCATAGCTGATCACGTCAGCCTTCGGGATCTCTAGCGAGGCCTTGCGGCCGTCAACAGATTTGAAACTGGTGAACACCACAAAGTCGCCACGCAGGTTGAAATAATGCCCGGTCTCATTGGCCAAGAGCTTCAAAAATTCCAGATCGCGCTCGCGGCGCTGAGTGATGCGCTCAAAAAACAAGTCGTTGATTTCACCCATGACGCCAAGTCCAACCCTGCCCGCCACTTCATGAACCACATCAGCCAGATTGATGCGCTCATAGGCTTTCGTCTTTTGCGTCCTTAGCGGCTTTGTCACCGGCGCGGCCAACCCGCTGATTGTCATCAAGTCGCCGTCACGCCCGCCCGAGGCATTGGGCTGGTCCAACTCAAACAAGCCACAGGGCAGTTTTCGCTGCTCAGCATCAAAGATCGTCAACTGCATTTTGCTGCCAATCTCTGGATACCAGCTCGACTTCCACCACCCATCCTTGTCATGCACTGTGACCGTCATTTCTGACGCTTTGCCATGTAGATGATCGGTGTAGCTGACCTCTGTCACCAT